GAATATGAATTATGGAAAAAGTTAGCAGAGCGTGGGTGTAGTAGAGATCAATGTATAGAATTTATTCAAAATATGAAATTGTATGAGCTTAAACCTGAAACACCTATTTTTAGTCCTAATAGAATTAAAGAAGGTAATATAAAACGTGGTAGTCTGTATGGTCTTGATCAAGCTAGTAATGTATGGTTACTATATAATCATATTAATCGTTCAATTAGACGTGCTTTTCATACTAAGAATTTACAGGAGTATGTAAAGCTAGATGAACGAGTACAAAATCAATTAGTAACGTTCTTCGGAGTAAATTAATGGCAGAAGTAATAGCAACCGCAATTATATGTCCGCATTGTTCGGCAAAAAGTTTAATACGTAGAACACCATTTAAAAGGTCTACCAAAAATTATGTAAGAGGCGACTGTTTAAAGTGCGGGTTTTCTTATTCAAATATTTTTCGCAGATTATCGTTAGTTGAATTAAATAATTTACGTAAATTATACGGGTTAAACGAGTTAAAAGACCTTGACAACTATAGATATTAGGTGTAGGATTTAAGAACCTACCAAACGAGGATTGAATGTCGAACAATAAAAAACGTAGATTTTGGAAACCAGAAAGTCGTGCTCAGGCGATTTATGTGGATATTTTTCGTAACGATTGTTATGAATTAAAAGAGTTTCAGGACCTGCTTGATATTCTAGTACGAGCATTACCCTCTATAGATAAGAACCCACATCTTGGTATGTTAATGATACGTGTTGCTTATATCCATAAATACTTTAATAAAAAACCAGTAGATGTACATTATTTTAAATGGTTATATAGAAACATCGATAAATATATTAATATGAAAGAAGGAGATTTATTCAATGCGAAATTATAAGCAAATCTTTGATAATTCTCAGATAGTAACGATACAGCAATGTCCTATGTTGTATTATCTTCAATATGAACTAGGGTTAGTACGAAGGGATAAGTCTTATGTTGATTTAGATTTTGGTGATTATACCCACAGGTTTTTACGTGCATATAGTAGTGGTGAACCTGTTGTTATTCCGGATATTTGGAGTTCTTTTGAAGATGTTATAGATGAAGAAATTAAGACAAAACAAAATGGTATTCGACTTTGTGAAGCATATCACCAAGAATATAAGAATAAAGACAAGAATTTAGTATTTAAGGAAATCGAAGATGTGCATTATTTTGACCTTAATGGTATCAATATGTGTGTCAAAAGAGATGCTGTTGTAGAAAGTCAAGGCAATATATATGCTTTTGAAAGCAAGACTACACGGTCTTGGGTTGGTAATGTAATTAATAGCTTCTTTATAAACTCACAGGCGTCTATACAGACATATAGCACAGAGTTAAAGTATGGACATTGTTCTGGTGTAATACTTAATATACTTCAAGTTAAACATACAACTAAACCAGCATTATTTCAGCCTGATGCACCTGAGATTAAATTATATTCTAATGTTGAGTTTAAGTATAGTAAATATTATAAACAAGAAATGGCTTATTGTTCTGGATTTAATTGTAAATTAGAGCGAACTGTTATTGATAGAACACCACAGGAGATTGAGGATTGGAAACAAAATGTTAGATATTGGATTAATATAATTTTGCATAATCGTATTATTAATGAATGGCCTAAAGCAGACGCTGGCAGAGTATGTTCAGCATTTAGTGGTTGTCCGTATCGTGAATTATGTAAAACTTCCATAGGAATGAATCTTGATGAAGCTATAATGGAAACTTTATATGAAAAAAAGGATCCCTACCAATACTTAAAAGATGAATCATGATTCCCGCTTAAAAATGACCGATTATGATAAAACAATATATTATGCTCATAGTGACGAAATACGTAATATTGAACTTAGAATCGATATGATGAAACGAAAATTCCTTCAAGCAGTTAAAAGTAGGTTTTTAACAATAATAGGAAAGGGTAATTATGACAAAAATTAAAGCGTTAGTAATCGCAGAAACAGGCGGTGGTAAAACACATTATTTAGGAACCTATCCTGATGTATTTGATATTATTACTGAACCAGGTGGTGAGACTACGTTAGAAAATAAACCTGCTCTTTGGAAAAATATCAGAGAAATACGTCATGCTATACCTTCACCTGTTCTTGACGTAAAAGACGTTTTTAGTAATATTGAATTATATACCACAGAAGCACACAAATTGTTTGCAGATGATAAAATTAAAACTTTGGGTTTAGATAATGCTACCTATTTAATGAAAAATAGGTGGGAATATATTCGTAAATATCAGAAACAAGTATCTAGTAAAACAGGCCAGGAAGATACGCGTAGTATGTATGGTGAATTGCGTAGGTGGGCTTATTGGTTTTTTTTAAGAAATATGATTTCTTTTCCAGGTAATGTAGTGGTTACAGTACATATAGCTCAGGAAGATGAAGAAGCAATGGCAAAAAAGCCTGCGTCAATGAAACAGTATGACGTAGTGGCTAATATACTCGGTGGTTTTAGAGATGAAATAGGTGGATTATTTGATATAGTTATGTATCTTGATAAGATTGTTAAACAAGGTAAGACACAGTATTTGGCAAGGGTTAATAAAGGTAATGGTAAACTGGCAAAGAATAGATTTAATTTGCCAGATATAATAGAAAATATCAGTTACCAAACGATTCTAGAACAAATAGAAAAACAGAAACGAGCAATTAACGGAAAGGAGAAGTAGTATGAATGAACCAGATGTAAATTTAGAACGAGACAATGCTATAGTCGATGATGAAACTATGGATTTGTCTGCAGTAAAACAGGAGGTATTTGTAATACCGCCTGCACGTGGTATAAAGTTTTTTATTGCAAAGATTGATAGATATGAAAAAGATAAAAACGGTGAGTTGCGTGATTACCGATTTATTAAATTACAGCTTGCAATAGAGGACGGTATTCCCGGAACAACAAAGAATGATGCAGGCGAAGAAGAAGAAATTATGAAATATAAGAATAAGATGATGTTTCAGACTGTTTGTTATTACGCTAATTCTGAAAAATATGTTTCAGATTTCTTTAAGAAAAAACAGCACTTGGTACAGTTTAAAATGCTGGCGTCTGCGATAGGATTAGACCTTAATAATCTTAAAGTCTCTGATGTTATTCAGAACGCAGAGAAATCATTTATAACTGCTGATATTACACAGTCTGATGAAACTATTAAAAATGAAGAAGGCAAACGTGTTAAGACTGGTGATAGGATTAATGAAGTAAAGAATTTCAGAGCAGTTCAAGAAGAAGTTTAATTCTGCCAGCGAAGGTAGAAATGGGTTTAGTGGCGAGGGTTCCCATACCAAAAAAAATCCTTGCTACCACTTAAGGAGTTATATGAAAAAGAAAAAATATAAGTTCATTGATACAGCATCTTCAGATGTTTATCCATTAACTGAAGAACGTAGTGATGGTAGTTATTGGATCAGACGTAATAATGAGTTAGATTTAACTAATCCTTCCAAAGCGTTTATAAGTCAATTAAAGAGACATATTAGATGAGCTACATCATAAAAAACCCCACCGAAAGAAAAGCTATTAATCGTATATGTTATTTAATGAGAGAAAGTCATCTTACCTTCCTTGTTGCTAAAGTGATTGCACTTACTGAGTATGATCTTTTACCAAGTACATTAACAATACAAAAAGTAATAAAATGGCAACGGTATCTCGAGGGTGTTGAATGGGTTAATAAAGGGCTTTGCTCTTGTTGTAAGGAAGATACTATTAAACCTGTTTGGGTAAGGTACCCAGACGTATCAGAATGTATGGGGTGTAGGTAATGACATTATATGGAAATTACGATAATGAAGATGAATTAAAAAGGCAAGGTACAAAATATCTTAATGACGCTGAAGAATTTATTTTAATCTTTAGAAAAAAAGGTTTTGGACCACAACATATTGCTATTTGTGCTTCTACCCGAAAACATAGTAATTTAGATGAATTATTACAAGCATATTCAACTTTAACAGATAGTAATAGAAAATTATGACCAAATACAACCAACCATCACCGCCAGGTGAGAATTTACTTCTTGTGTTGATATGTATGATAGTGTGTTGTGTTATATTATTACCAGTAGTATTAATGTTAATAATTAACAGATAAATTATTAAATGAAATACCAGTTTAAAATCCCACAGTTACCACCTTCGTCTAACGAAATGTATATTATTAATTTCAGACAGCGAAGAATTACTTTACATCCAAAAGCTCGTGCATTTAAGTATCAGGTAAAATTATTTACACCACGTATGACATTTCCTGAATGGAGTTTATTATCTGTACATGCAGAGTATCATAGTAATTGGTTTACTAAAAATGAAAAGAAACCTAAGCGTAAAGATGCACAGAATTTTAATAAACTACTCTATGACGCTATTTTTGAAAAAATACGAATAGATGATAGTTTTGCTTTTTATGGTTCGTTTTGTAAAATACAAAATGATACAAAAGAATTTACCATAGTAACTATGTCTACAACAGAATTGAGAAGAAATGTCTAATGAATTTGGAATTTTTACCGGTGATCAACTTATTGAAGGTGAGACTACATACCAACCATTAATTGAAGGATTACTTTATAGAGGCGATAAATCGTGTCTTGCAGCTGTTCCAAAAATGGGAAAGTCCGTCTGGATACAGCAAATGGCTTTCAATTTGACCACTGGTGAGGACTTTTTGGGTAAATACAGGGTACATGGTCAATATAACGTATTATGGCTCCAGGGCGAAGTTACGAAAGGCGAGATAAAGAAGCGTATTTTGGATATGGAACGCTGTAATAAACTGAATCGTGGTAAATTGTTTCATGCTAATCTTCGTGGATACGGTTTACAAAGAGATAATCATTTAGTAAAATTAACTAATCAATTACAAAAAGCCGGTGTTAAAAATATAGATGTTGTTATTGTGGATCCGTTGTATCGTTTTCTTCATGGAGGTAATTTAATCAAAGATGATTTTTGTATTGCGTGGGCTAATAACTTTGATAAGTTACTTGGTATGTACGGTGCTAGTGCTATTGTAGTTCATCATGATAGTGAAAAAAGATTTGTAGATAATAAAGGTATAATGCACAAACAGGCAGTTGATACATTACTTGGTACTACTTTTTGGAGTGCTTATTTTACTCATGCTTTTAAACTAACAAAGAAAAATGGCAAGCATTATTTAAATAATGCATATCAGCGTTCAGGTGATGTAGTCGATCAAATTAAACTTAAAATGATAGTACCGCAACGAGATAAAAGAAACCGGCTTGTTTTTGAGTTACAGCCTGATGATTTAAATAAAGTTGAGTTATTATTATTAAAAGAAAATAAATTAACTATTAAAGAAATAAAGAAAAAATTGAAATTAAAAGATAGTGCAGTATATGGACATATACAAGACAGTGATACTATTATTAAAGACGGAGATTATTTCCGTCACCAACGAGAAGATGAAAGGGAATTATAATGGCACTTTTATCTAAACGTGAGTTAAAAGATTTAAATGAAATACGAAAGATGAATAAGTGCGGGGAAGTTGAAAACTTTTTAATTAGTATGCAGAAAAAAAAACGCGGTAGTAAATGGAAACCAAAGAAACAGGTACTAATAAAAAAGACTTTATGGCAAAGATTTTATCAGTGGGTAAAGACACTTTGCCGGGGCGGGGAATAACTTCGTAATATATACGGCATAAAATATTTAAACCCCGTTGCTTGTGCGTCTGTATAAATATCTGCAGGAGTTACTGCTGGATGTTGTCTACCTAGAAAATAATAAATACCATTATAGCCTCGTGCAGTATGTTCAGAACAACGTCGTCTGTGTTTCGAGTTTAATCTTTTAGTGCATAAGACTGTACCAATATTACTTCCATAATCATATTTCATTCCAATATCTTTCTTCCACCTTTTAATGACAGTCTGGAGAGTTTTATCTGTAAAGTATTCTATACGCGGTTCAAGTAAAATAGATACACTTTTTCCGTCATAATATTTTTGTAAGGAGTTTTCCACAACACCTTGTTTAAATAATGCTTCGGTAATAAGATCATTACCGTGAAAGTTTGCGGTATGGATTCCGGTATCAGTAAAAAATTCAATTACTTTTGGTAATAAACGAAGGGTATAATCTTTAATTACAATTATAATAGAACCTGGTCTAAATGTCATATTTATTTCTCAATTCTTTTACGCCACCTTCAGCAACACCTTTAGCAACAGCTTTGGCAACTGGTGAAATTGCTTTTGAAAATTTTTCTATACGAATAATAAATTTATCAAATGTTTCTTCATCCATTTCTGGTAAATGAAGTATGTATTTTTCAAAAATATTACAGATAGTATTAATGAGTGGATTCATTTTTTTCTCCTTGTTTTTGCCATATAAATAAAGCTCTTAGTATACCTTTTATATAAAATCGTAAGTCTTTACAATTAAAGCAAGTTATAATTATTGATATAAAATGATATACTATTTGCTTTAGACGATTCATATTTTATCCAATATTTTATCAATTTTATTCTCCATACGTTCAAGTCGATGTTTTGTTGTTTCTTGCATAGTTTCTATTTTTCCTATTGAAACACAATGATTGGCTACTGTTTCTTTTGTATTTTTTATGGTTTGTTCATTATTATAACTTACATAACGGTTTGTGCCCCATGCTACACCTGCACTAAATACTATAAGTGTTACTGTTATTATTAATTTTCCGTTTTTACCGTTTGCCATATCACTCTTCTTGTTTATAACGAATACCGTTAATTATGACTTCTTTGAATATAATTGTTATAGGTGCTTCATCTTCTGCTGGAGGTTCTTCGTACCATGAACCTTGTAAGCCATTACTTATTTTACTTGCGTTATCTTTAACAAAAACGTATGCAGTGTCACCATCACTAAATGTACTTTGAACGGCTGTAAAATCTATTGATGTCGTTCCTTCGTTTGTAATAGTTTGTTCAACTGATAAACTACCGCCCATATCAGCATCGTCGCATATCCATACTTCGTTTCCAGAAGCACCAAACCCTATGCCTGAAACAGTACAGGAATCTCCGTTGTCCCATTCAGCGATATTTACATTATTAACCGTACAATCATTTGAAATTGGCGGTGCTTGAGGGCCGCCAACGCCACCTTCTAAAATCTCCTTACTATTAGAAGCAACACCATCAACTATTACATAAACGTACTCTGTTAAAGAACTTGATATTTGGTTATAATTAACGACTATTTCAGTATCATCCCATCCGTCAGCATCAGGAGTAACATCAGTACAATCTTGCATAGCAAATCCTGCATTGGAACCGTATGTTTCATTTGTACCAAGCATTACTCTATCATTACTATCATCTGAATATAAATCATCTACCCAATATTCAACTGCATGACCTGAAACTATATCAACAATAAACCCTAGAAATAAATTTGCAAATGTTATAGAAGAACCGTTTTTACGGGTTACGACATTCGATACTGTGTATTGTGTTGTACCGTCAGTTTTAAAATACCATTCACCGTTAGCTGTGCCTGCGGGGTCTGATAATAAGACATAAGATTCTAAAAATACCCATGTATCTTCTGGGATAGTGGCTTTATTAATCCATTCTCTAAAAACATTCCAATCAGATAGCCATGATAATCGTGTGTAATAATTAGTTATATAAGGACGAAAATTAGTAACAAGTAAATTGCAAGGATCACTATAACTAGACGAACCAGTAAGCCCTACCCTTGCACCTTTAATTTGAAATACATTCCCTGATTTCGTACCTGTTTTATGATTCCAACGTACCCACATTGACGTATAGTTTTCTATCGCTGATGTATTGCTTAAATTCCGCTTTTCTCCCATCCATCCATAAGAGTAATAAGAAATGCCGTCTATGGCTTGTGCATCGTCATAATAAGCAGTACCCCCACCCATATTTGAGTATGGACTTGTTAGTGCATTACCATCTGTTCCACCTTCAAAATCATCCCATGTATCGGGTACATCACCACTTGTCTTTTCAGTAAAGTTTGTTCCTGTAATGGTAAGGAATCCGTTTTCTGAAAGGACACTATTTATAACGGGGTCTGCAGAAAATACTACCGTTGGTATTAAAAGAAATAAAATTGTAAGGATTATTTTTTTCATAACTTCTCCTATGGTACTGCTATACAGGTAAGCCCTGTGTTATTTGCACCATTATCCCCTGTTATTGTGTTGCTATTAGCAGAATGGTCTGTGAATACTATGCCATCACCCGAATCGTTGATATTTAATTGGGTATAAGGAAATTTCCAATAAGCAACTAGATTACCCGATTCAACACTAAGAGGTTTGTCATATACAAAAGTACCGCCATTATAAAGTGTCGTTACATTAGCTGATGTAAGTTCTTTATCCCAAATAGCAACTTCACCCATTTTCCCGTCAAGTTCGGAAGAACCATCGGGCCAGATACCAACTTTAACAACATTCGCTCCTGCATCAATAGCGGCTATAGCAGAAACATCTACGGGGCTATTGGCATCTTCACTCCCACCTATATAACCACGTAAATCATTACCTGTTAAATCCAATGTAAAAACTACATGAAGAAACGAACCTGTAGCGGCGGCATTTTCCGCCATTTCAAGACGAGTGTTACTTGAGTCAGAACTGTCAGCAACAAACATAACAAAAGTATTATCTCTTGATACTCCACTATTATCTCGCCAAATTATCCAACCATCACTTGTGCCGTTTGCTTTAGTTACCACACCATCTGCTGTCGCTCCGTCAAGATAAATCCAAGTAGCAACAGTTAATTGGGTTGCAGAATCAAGGGCTGCTATATCAGTACCGTCAAATAAATCATCCGTACCATCTAAATCCATCACTTTTGTAACAATAGTAGTATCTGAACTTGTACTTCTATATGGTTGTATTATAAGTACAGCATCAGAAGGAATAGTTAATAACAAAATTAACAATATTGTTAATAATATATACTTACCATTCATATTTTATATACCCCGCTAAACTTGACGGGTCGTCAGTAGTATCAAGAGTTATCCATACTTCATGCCCGTTCTCAATAGTTGCGTGAGTTATTGTTGTTTCTGTGTCGTAATAGATACCACTTCCAGTAGTACAGTTAATAGCATCAACTGTTGTCATATCTTCAAGAGGTTCGGTAGTTGAGGTATGCTCTTTAATGGTACAAGCTGTGTCGTCATATCCAACAGCGTGTAGTTTTATTTCCGTTATTGTTACGGTTACACCTTTTATATTTGTTCCTATATATGTACTATTTTGACTTAAATCCGTTGATACATCACTTGGACTTAAAACATTAAGTTCCCAAACGTCTTCGTTCATTTGAACGCCATTAACAGTTAATTCACCGCCAACATCTGTATCACCTAATGTTTTTGCTGTACCGTTTATTGACAAATTATCATCACAAACTAATGTGTCACCATAGACAGATTCTATTTCTCCTGCTGAACCGTTATCCGTCATATAGATATTGTTGGCAACGTATAAATCATTATCAACTGAAAGGTCATTGTTGATTTTTACATTATTATTAACCGTTAAATCTGTGCCTACGCTTAAATCATTGAATACAACACTATTGGTTGTTTTGACATTCTGGTCCATATCAAAAAGCTCATTTGCACCCTCACCCGTATCTAAAGAAGTAAGCGTCGCTGCATCACTTGTTTCAAGAAATTCTGTTACGTCTGATAAAGCAGAATATAAACTTGCTTCATTTGTCAGGTCAGTTTGAAAATATGTACTATCGTGAGTATCAAGAGTATCTGCATCCCCGACCTTATCACCTGATTCGTAGAATTGTGTTACATCAGAAAGCGTAGAATACAAACTTGCTTCATCAGTAAGTGTGGTAGTTCCTTTAGCATTTAATTGTGTTTGGATACTACTTGTTGCATCTAAGAATAAGAGTTCTGCGTCTGTTACTGAACCGTCTGAACCGTAAGTTACTGCCATTAGATTCTCACTAACAGTTAAATCACCACGCACAGTAAGGTTATTATTAATGGTAGCCAATCCGCTTGCCGCAATAGTACCTACTGAGATATTATCATTAGCTTCGTATCGTGCATTTAATTGAGTTTGTATATCAGAAGATACACCGTCAAGATATTGAAATTCTGTATTACTTACTGCATTAACATTAATTGAATGAACACTTAAATCGTCAGATTTTGTTAAAGGTTGTAAAGTATCAGAATCTAAGTATGTTAATTTCATAGCTTTTGCATCTAATTGGGTTTGTATCGCGGAAGTCACGCCGTCTAAATACTGTAATTCTGTATTACTAACAGCGTTTATATTCACGGAATGAACAGAAAGATCATCAGATACAGTTAAGGGTTGTAATGTATTAGAATCGTAATATGTAAGTAAATTTGCTTCACCACTACTTTGTGCCACCCAGCCAATAGTACCAGCACCGTCGGTTTTTAATACTTCATTAGCATTACCGTCAGTAGCGGGATATACTATATTACCTAATTGTAAAGTACCGTTAGTGTTAAGTGTAGCCTCATCTGAATTATCGCAATCAGGATCAAAGTGAATACCGGTAGATTGATCACCGCATATTTGATGGCCTTTCATCAGAAGGTCACCTTCGTTATATCCTGAACCGCGTTCAAAGGCTTCGGCAGATGTGCATAGAAATAAAATAATTACAACAGGCAATATATACTTCATAAATTACTCCTTATTCTTCATACCAATTCAATGTTATTCCAGCAAGTTCGGCTGCGCCGGCTTCGTTTTCAATTCTTATCATATATATAGTATTAGGCATTAGTATATATTCATTATCAGAACCAGTACTTCCGGCTATACCAGCGATTCCTGTTCCAGCAGGAATGATTCTATCCAGTATAGTTGTACCCGTTGCGCCGTATTCTGCATTAATACCAACGGTTGTAGCTGATGCTGAATTTATTTCACGATTAAGAGCTATCGGTGTAAAGTCTGTGCCTCCTGTTGCTAGTGTCGGTCCTTCATACATAAAAAATTGACTATCTCCACCGACTTCACCCTCAACTCTTAGATGTACAGAAGCCGTACTTGTTAATACTATGTTAATAGATGCATCATCGGCTAATGCAAGGTCAGATATGAAAGCAGTAAATGCATTACCCTCATGTATTTCGCGGTGCATAACATCAATAACAACAGCGCCAGAAACAGTATCGTCTATTGATAACATAACGCCTGGTGTGTTTTTATCGACAAGTTTCATACGACCTTGTACTTCAAAGGCGTGGGAAGTTGATATAAAAACAAGAGAAAAGAATAGTAAGAAAATGATAACTTTCTTCATGATTAAACTCCTTAGTTTTCAGCTATTATTAAATACGCAGTAAATGTTGTACTTGAATGATTACCAGCTCCACCTACGGCTTTAATACGTGCATATGGTGTAACTTTTGGCGAAAGTGTTGCAATACGCATGGTCTCGACCGTACATGTTTCAATAGCAGATGAACCGACCGGTACATCATACTTTGCAGTTTCAACATCACCCTCAGTAGTGGGCGCTTCAAGTCCTTGTTCAAGTGATAAAGTTACACTTACTGAACCGCTTGATACGAATAGATAAGCCAAACTCATATCATGATCAGGATGTAGTTTAAAGGTGTTGGAATAGAATGTCGCACTTGTACCAACGGACATAGTACCGCTTAAGGTACAATTAGTGATTTGAATAATCTCAAACCCGGCAATATTTTCGATAGTAGCATAAGCCGGTAAAGCAATAAAGATGAATAATACTGTGAGTAATACAATACGTTTAACCATTTCTTTTCTCCTTTAATTTCTTTTCTCGTTTGGTAATTTCCTGTTTTTCTTTATTTACTTTAAGTTCTAAATCTTCAAGTTCGTGTTTAAGTTTTTTAAGACGGTTAGATTCAATTTGATTACGTTTTTCCCATTCTTTATTGTAATTAAGATTATATTTAATATCAGCTTTATCGTCAATTAATGCTTTACGTTGAGCAAGTACTTTATCTTTTTCGGCTATAATAAGTTTATAAGATTCAATTTTAGTATCGAGTAATTCTTGTTGATGTCTAGTATTTTTCTTAGCAAGAAAAAGTTCTTGTATAAGACGAGTTTGTTTAGCGATTTCATCAGTAATAGCATTTTTTTCTCTTTTAAGTTGATTTAATTTTGGTTCGAGTAGGAGTTCTTGCTTGCGTAATTCCATACGTTTTTGTGATATATTTCTTTCTTCATCTTCACAGTCTTGTTCACGTTTACCAATAGATGCTTTAAGAATAGCAAAATTATCAAAGAGTCTGGATAATTCACGTTTACGATTTTCAAGTAAGTTTTCCTGTTCGTTCCATTTTAAATTTAATTTTTCTTGCCTGGATTTTAAAGCTTCTTCACCGGTAATAATAAGTTCGTTTGCTCTTTGAACACGATCACGAATAGTAGTATCTATACTTATTATTTTTCTATGTTTTTTTTGGCATAATCCTTGAATTTCAAGAAGTTTTGCTTCGAGTTGTTTAACAAGGGGTTGCATAATTTCAACTTGATGTCTTAGTTTAATTTCTTCTTCTTTTAGTTTTGGATCTATACCTCTAAATAATCTAAGCATATATGCCTACTTTCGTTCTTTAAATTCTATAACACGTAATGTACCATCATTAACGGTTAAGGTACCAGTTTGAGTTTTACATTGAACAGTAAAATCATGTGTACCGGCAGTTTGTGTTGTACTCCATGTTCCGCCATGATGTGCATAATCAGCTGCAGCGCCCATTGTTTCAATACTTTCAGTACCAGTGATATCAGAACCATCTATTTCAAGAATAAAATAATTCATATTATTTGAACCGGAATTAGTAGCAGTAACATCATAGTCAATTATAATAGGATTGTCAGCATGTTCAATAGTTGTGGTAATAGAAAGGTCAGGCGCAGCACCAGGCCCAAGATCAACGTAAGAATTACTTGTAAACGTACCACCACCACTGGTAAAGTCATTACTAATATCAACTAGATCAAGTACAGCGGAGAATGTACCGTCTACTGACATATTACGGGAAACAGTTAAATCACTTGCTACTGAAGCATCATCATTAAACACACCCTGGCCCCATACACTAAGGTCATTTGATACTGAAAGATCATTAAATTCAGAAGGTAAAGCATGAGCAATAGAAACAAAAAATAAAAGAATTACTGAAAGTACAGTAAGTATAATAACATCTTTCATAAGTATCTCCTTAAAATGTATGGTTTGCGGTTACTGTTCCGGTACAACGGATATTACCATTTTCATCAATATCCATTACTGTATTTAAACTTGAATCCATAACTTTAAATGTATTGCCTGAAGCTATTGCAACGTGTGCCATATCTTGCCAATTATTATCGGCATAGCAGAAGTACCATTTACGCGTATCGGTTGCATAGTATAAATCATTTTTAGTAGGTGTCGCGGTTTTGTTTGCATCGAGGCCGTTGCCTATTGTACCGGTCCAGGTAGTAATACCAGAAAGGTCGGTATCATCAGCCCATGATAATGTAGAGCCGTCGGTATAAAGAAACTTCCCCGCTTCAAAGTCAGGTAATTGTAATTGAGCAGTTTGAGTAACGTCGCGGATTAGTGCACGGTTAAGATCGTTACGAAGTTGTTGTATCTGCATAACGATTTTATCAAGTGCGGTTTCATGATTACTTGCAGAGAAGTCGCCGGCAGTTGTATAATCTACTGTTTGTGTATATGGCATATCACGCTCAATGATTATTTTATACGCAGCTGAGTAAGTGGCCACAGTTGTAACATTACCGCCAGTAGTATTTCCTGCGCCTGATACAGTATAATGAGTGGTTAGTGTAAGTTCTGTTTCAGTACCGTCGGCAATAGTGTAAAGGATAACTTTTAAATTACTGTCCTCGATGATATAAAATGTATATGGGAATATTACAGTTGAGGCATCACATGTATAAACAAGTTTTGAAGTTTCGGTGGATATTGTCATTTCTTACTCCTCTTTTTTTTGTTATATGCTGGTCTAACATCAAGACCAAATAATCTTGGTAACGTTTCTATCGCTTCGGCCTCACCAAATATTGAGTACCATAAAGTTTGAATTGGTACTGGTACTAACTGAGCAAGCTGATATAAAGTAAAACTTAAATATTGATTAGGCTCTATTCCAAGTTTAACATGTTCGTTCCATTTTTTCCAGCGAACAAGTAAAGCTTTATCATCAGCTGTCAAATTTTTGCCAGTCATGAGTTCATCAAGGGTTTTGAACTTTCGCCAGAATGTATAATCTGTACCTTTAAGAAAGTCGTAAATTGGCTTGGTAGCCATACTTGACTTATAATAAACCGATTTTGCCAATCCTGTAAATAATCGTGTTGGGTCAACAAGTTGTCCTGTTGCACCGAGTATGTCATCGCCTTTTTTTATATCTCGAGTGAACCATTTAACAGGATCGAGAAAATGTCCGATAGGGTTAAGATAATAATCGTCATGAGGAGTACCGCCGAAAAGCTCAACCATAGGATTGAGGTAAACACGAAGCAGATTAAGTTTGCCACTTTCCCAAGCATCCACATAATTGGAAAGAAGATTTTCAAATTCATCTTTATCATCATCGTCCCTCTGTGCTATTGCCATCATCATGTTACCAAGGATCGTTACCATAGCGCCTTTCATAAAAACACCTGTCCAGAAACGGCGGTATAGTTCTTGATGACTTTTACTTGTTGTTCCCGGTCCAAATACTTTATACATTGTTCTGATATTAGATTCTGTCCAGTCGGCTCCTAGCCATAGAAGTCTGTTCAAATGTTGAACAGTAGGATTCCTTCCCATACGGCGTAAATGTAGACCACCGAAGTCGTCATTGACTAAATCAGCTACTTCACGTGCTGCTTGATTTTCGTCTATACCAGGATTACGTTGTAAGTGATGTGCATATTCAATAGCAAATGATTTTGCTTTTAATCCGGCACCCCATACATTAAATAAATAATGGGTATAATCTTCACGGAATTTACCGAGTGTATCTTTAACTTGTTTTGAAGCACCCCATTTATTGAGAAGTTTTGAAATAGCATTTCGTTCACGAACTATTGATTCATTCCAGTCTTGAATACGGCCGAAGGTAAGGCCGTTCTTAATACCGTGTTCCATAAGTGCAGCTGAGGAATAGATCATGTCATAGCCAAGTTGATAAGCGCGAAATGGATTAACATCTTCGTTCCATGCTTTAGCGCCTTCTTTTATTTTACCTTGACGCCATAGTTTAAGAGCGCGGTTAGCTTTTCCTTGTACCCCATAAAAATAAGAGTTAAAAAAAGCTACGTGATGAAATACAGAGGAAGTAAGACGAATAGCTTTAAAGAGTGCGTTGTATTTAGTAATGGTATCTATAATACCAATGCCTTTAAGTTTACTTTCATCGAACATATTATTAATTACAGAAGCATATTCTTTAGGCACGTACATACCTTCGAATAATGGCGCATTAAGTTTAGCAAATCCATCTTCTTTAGTTGGCCGGGCAAACTGTTCACCTGACATTGTTCGCATTGTTTTAATACGACTAGCAAATAGTTTATCGGCTTTAACTATATTAAGTTCAGCAGTATAGGCTTGCAACGCAGTAGTAGCGCCAAGATAACGGGATGTATAACCAAAAGCCCATGCTTCAACAAGAGTATTAAACTTGGCTTCTTTACTATGTTTTGTAAATGCAGTATTGCGTGCAGCATAACTTCCACCAGCTGGTTTGAAAATATATTTGCGAGGAAAATAGTTTCTGCGCAAATTCTTTATACCAACTTTTGCTTCTTTAGCACTTGTACCAAGACGTGTTAAACCCTGTTGTATATCATCCATAATTTTTTTAAGGTCTTGTATTTCTTTGGATGTTGCAATTTGTTTTTGCTTAGTTTTTGGATAAAACAAAATCAACTCTCTATGTCCTTCTTTATTTGGTTCAAGTCCTTCTGGAATAATTCCTACTTCGCCATCATAACCAAGTTCTTGTAATTTTTCTGTACGAAAGCGAGCTACCTTTTCACTGATAGTTTCATACTGAATAATTTTTGTTATTTCTAAAGTTATTTTACTTTTATAGGCTGCAACTGTTTGTTCTAAATAAACTGCATCTTGTTTTGATTTTGTTTTATTTGTTCCTTTGAGAATACTATCTGGATCATAAATTTTTTCTGGATTATAATTAACAGTTTCTTGTCCTGCAGTACCACCTTCTTTAGTAAATGGTGCATCAAGAGCATAATATTTACCATAAGACCTCGAATAATAAGAATATTTTGCTCGTAAGAATTTTTTAATAAATGATAAATCGGGTGTATGCCATGCTTTTTTAATAACTATATTAGTCTTATCAGTTGGTTCTACTTCTTCTTCAAGAAGTAATTGTGCTTTATCAGCTATACGTTTTTGTTCATCTGATAGTGCATCATAAACTGTAACGGGTGTGCCGTCTGTTCTATTGGCAATTATTTTTTGCAATACACTAGGATCACGTTTTAAGTCAACAGCAACTCCTATGGCTGCGTCCCATTCTTGTACGTCTTTATCATAGTTATAACCAAGTCTTAATGCCTGAGCAAATTTACTTTTCTTTTTACCAAGTGCTTCTGCAATACGTGATTGTAAACGCGCGGTGTTAACTGTTGATCTATGCTCAGCTAAATTCCGCATAGCAAACCAAGGTTCTGTTATAGCGGTAAAACGGGCGCGTTCTTTTTGTTTACTGGGAAGATATTGCATTAACGCGGGTATTGATACTTCTTTATTTGAGGCAACTACGGAACGTATATCTTTAATAGATTCAAATATATTCTCAGTAGGAGTACCGCGTGATATATCTTTATATATTCTATCTTTGATTTTTTCATCTACTATATCAGCTTTATCTAATATCATACCAACTATGTCATTATATAACATACGAATTTCACGATCAGTAGCGCCATGTGCTTTATATTCTTCTATGGCGGTGTCTATGTGCTGTGCGTTTCCGGGAACGATTGCACCGAGAATACCACCACTTCCAGCACCGCCTATTATTGATTCTATCAATCCTTCGGTAAGTTTCCGTGTTGGTTCATAACCATATCTTGCAATAGCATTTTGGAATAAGGTTTGCGTGCCTTCTTGTATACCTTCAACAGTAGCGCCTTTTCCAATTTGACGAATAGCTTCCATAATTTGTTTTTCGTGGACTAATCCTTTTATTGTTTCGGCTATTTTCTCGCGGGGCATATTGCGTAGTTTACGGGCAAAACCAAAGTTCATTAGTTTATCAAGGGCTATCGCTTCAAGTATTGTTGTGCCTATTGTGGATAACGTACCGATTACATTAGCTTGTTTACGGGATTTACCGGCTTCAATAGCTTCTTGACGTTGTACAGCACCCTCACTCCCGCCAAGTAATACAGCGCCAGCAACAGGATTTTTTGTCCAACCAGAAATTGCAGCAGCAGTAAAGAGAGAGGGTACTGCAGCAGTTACGGCGGATATCCCGCGTGTCCAAGAAGGGTTTTCCATAAAACTACCTTGAAAGATACGAGGATCTGCTTTTGCTATATCAACACCGAATATTTTCGTGGAGTGTTGTAGTTGCTGAAATTTTTTAAACCAAGCGTTACCATTGTCCACAAGAGATAATCCTATTTTATTAATAAACTCAGAGTTCTTAACTTTTTTTGGATCTGTCCGAAACCAGCGTTCACCGACAGTTGTGAATCCACCAGTATTAAAATTTAATAAAGGTGATATATCTTCTTGAGCTCCACGACCTATATTTCCAGCGATTTGTTTTAATGGTTCATGTTGTAAGTCATCGCCTAACCATGAGGTAAGTACACCGAGACTACCAAGCAGACCAAATGTACCGCGTACTGCAGATTTTGAAACTTCACCAGTTGATTCTAAAAAAGAAATGTCATGTTGATAAAATCGTTTGGCAATATCCTGATGCATGCGAGGAGGAGTGGGATAACCTTGAAACTCTACGGTTTCATCTTTATCGTTAAGATATAATCTTCTCATTTCTTTTTTATGCTCCCGTTGTCTGCACCAAACGGATAATCGTCAGGATTGTGTGAAGTAGGGAAAATTTCAAATGAGGATTTACTTGCTTTGGCATCAACATTATCACCCGAGAAATGAAGTTCGGCTTTACCATCAGTCATATTCCATTGACGCACATGATAAAATGCAGTATCCCAAATACGTTTAGTAATTGTTTCAATGTCTTCTTTAAGAATACCAAATTGTTGTCCTTGGTAATCAAATACACCAAGACGATTAATATTGCGCATAAACTTTTCAAATGGATTTTTGCGTTTATATTCTTTTTCGTAATAATCAAGAACATCTGATACAGCTTGTCCAATATGATATGTATGCATATATTGCATCATAAATGGATATAATGTTTGAGTATAACTAACAAATTCTGGTCGTGTCATAACACCGTTATTAACCATACGTTGTCCTTCACGATACCATTCTGCAAGATAATCAAATTTATCTTTATCGTTCATACGTTTTGGACCATTTTTGCCAAAGAATTTACTTCTCTTTTTTTGAAAAATATCTGAGTGCCATTCGGTTATTACTTCTTCTACATTACGTCCGTTAAGATGTGATTTTCTCATTCCACTAATTATTAAGTTACCAAGTACTGAATCAAGATCACCAGCTTCGATCATATCTTTTAATTGCGGTGCGGTATATGCCAATGGATTTTGTTCAAGTTCTTTGTTAACAGCCATTGCAGCATCTTGACGCTTGAGATTAATTTGATAATCACGTAATGCTTTAACTTTTTTATGTTGTGCTACTGCTTCAGTACGTCTTGATTCAAGGTCTTTATCATCAAGAATACCATATGTATTATCTTTAAGTCTTGCAACAACTTCATTAAGATCATCTTCATCTTGTATTCTGGCTATTTCACCATCAACTTGTGCTAAGGGCGCTTTTTCAATCCATTTCTGTTGCATACCTCTTACCATAGTTTCGGTATATGTACCGTCATTTCTAGCAAGTTGTAACGCATTAAGAAAATCTTTCTGTGCATTAGCTTGAAGTTCCGGGTTACCGCTGCTGTAATCTCTTAACGCCTGTGCAAAAGCCTCATCAACAGTTTGTTTACTGGCTTCCTTTTTAAAGTTCCATGATGTATGTTTCATATTTACTTGTGTAGCAAGAACAGAGTTTTTACCTCTACCTTCAAACTGTGCTTGAAGATGTCCGGGAAGTTTACCAGAAATATCGTCATAGATTTCCTGTGCTTTGTTATCGTATTCTTGTTCATTGTCAGGGTTACCGTCGCGATTACGTTCTTCTCGTAAATCTTCAAGTTGTTGTGCTAAGGAAGTAGAAGCCGCGTTTATATGACGTGAATCATCTACCCGTTTCATATGTATTCCGGCTTGAACAAGGGCTTTGCCAAGTTGGTCCATACCTCGTAATGCAGCAGTAGGATCACGTTCTTCAACACGTTTTTGTCCTGCAACATGACCAGTCATTAAATCACGTTTAGTGCCTAGAGTTTTTTGTGCATTATATAACGGTACATTGGGTGCTCTTGGTATTTTTGGCATTAGCGACCTACCTTAAATTGTCCAGCAGTACGGCCTGAATATTCACCACTTTGGTCTTTACCTTTATAGTATTCAGCGCCTGTACTAATTACATTTGAAGCAAGAGTATTTATTCCTTGAACCCACGGCTGCACTTTAGAATCACGCCCGAATTGCCGGGCCATGTAATTCTGTTGGCGCATATCCATTGAAGCGCGGAATGACGAGGCTTCTGCATTGAATTCAGTAGTAAATACATCAAGTTCTATTTGTTTAACAGTCTCTACCATGACGTCTACGGGAGATCCGCGGAAACGTACACCGGCTTTAGCGTATGCCGAGCGTTGTGCGCCGACAAGTTTAGCGCCTCTTGCACGTTGCCGTTTTACTTCAAATTTATACGCGGCCTGTTGAATTTTATTATTGGCTTGGATAATTGCAGAGTTATATTCAGCGGTTGCTTTTGAAAGACGGGCTGATAAATAAGCACTAAAAGCAGCTTGAAATATTTGTATGCCGGCACCAACCGCCATAGCAGCACCACCGCCACCACCGCCGCCAGCACTACTACCAGAAGAAGAAACTCCTCCTCCACCTGAAGCACCCATTCCTACTCCACCACCACCACTAATAGCCATATATAAACTCCTTAATTATCAGCCGTAAACATCCACGGAAAGATACCGAGTATTGTCATCGGCAAAGGTTGATCTTGTATTATTTTTATTTGCATATTGCGGTCCCAACCACCAGGATATGTTAAATGTTTATCACCGGTAAATAAAGTCAAAGGACTACCCATTGTAATACCGTCTTTAAGAAATGATATACGGTCTTGTTGAGTAGGTGTACCGAATGTCATACCGAGAGTTTTATATAAACGTAGCATAATTGAAGATGTACGTTTTGATCTACCTTGTGAAGTACCGATTTTAGAACCGGCTTCGAGTTTAAGTGTTTGTAAAGTAGAATTATAATTGTATCCAACATGAACTTTTTTAGCTTCACGATCAAGAGTTATTTGTTCGTTACTTACTACTTTAGTTGTATGTGTTTGTCCGTCGGCTAGAATAGTAACGGTTTCATTAGGTAAATGACCAAGCCCGGTAAGAGTTGTGGCGGCATCACCGTCGTAGGTCAAACCACAGTCTACGAAAAATATATCTTCGTCATTAGTGCCCCAATCGTATGGTTTAAGATATTCAATATGGCGTCTTGTTTCGTTAAGAATTGTACGTTTGACAACTAACCAAACTTGATCTTCTTCACCGTTGGGTATAATAGCGACTGATTCGACTACGGCATTACCAGTACCAAAAGAACCGCCTATTATTTGTCGTGTCCATGCAGTTACTTTCTGCGGGATTTGTCGTGTCATTGTAGCAAGAACTCCATCATCACGAACACACCAGAGAATGTTCTCAGGAGATTGCTGGTAGTCCATGTCTACTATACCTGATGTGGTTATATGTTCTGATAATAATGTAGAATCAAGTGCAGAGTATGAATCTTCTTCAAATGTATAAGAAAATTCACGGACAGTACGGCCATTACGGTGGATATAATATACATAGTTACCAATACGTTTTGGTAAGACAGAATTAGCGCCGTAAGTTGTTTCACGTTTAACTACTACGTTTGACGGAGTGATTGCATTAGCGTCTGAACCTGATGACATATTCCAGATACCGCCTTCAGTACCGATAGCAAGAATCCGTCCAGCATTAAGCCATTTAATTGAGTTTACTTGTTCACTTGCGATAGTGTAGATATAACCGTCGTCGTCTGAAGCATCGTCTACATTAAAGTTTTCATATTCTTCAGGACGAGAAGCCCAAAGAGTTTGAGGTTCGTCACTGGTTGAAGCATAAATTGCCCGTTGTTCATAAAATGTAATACAACTAGGCCAACCATATTCATCACACCAAGCACCAATATACCAATCAGCAGTTGCGGTATGTGCGGAAAAATCATCTTTTACTACTGCGTTTATAACTGTAGCAGATGAATACCCTGTTATTTTTGCATAGCCAGAATGCATTTTAATGTACCCGCCTATCATATCAGCAGTAAAAAAATCATCTGAAGCAGTTATTGTAATTGAACCAGTAACAGCAGAAGCATCCATAGTTGTATCAGTTACATTCATTGTTTTAAATGGACCCCATTTCATATTAGGTATGCTTAATGACCATGACGCATGACCGGTACGAGACAATTTTCTAGGGGCATAGTTTTTATGAACTATATACATTATGTCATGAGTTTGTGCGAATTGTAATTGAAAGAGATGTGATTCTTGATACGGAGTTGAAATTTCATAAACAACATCACTGGCATCGAGGACTCTACCAGAATCTTTAAAGACTCGAATATATTGATGTCCAAATTCAAGAATATAATTTTGTACAGTAGAGAATTGAAATGCTTTAAGACGGCATTTCATATCTTTATGTTTAGCAGAGGCAACATAATAGGTACCAGGCCGCCGCTGTGCATTTCCAAAATGATTTACAATTATATTTTCAAGGGTTTCAGCAGAAGAATTATATTTTTCAGTAACGTCAAAACGTCCAAAGAATTTTGGACTGACTTCTCCATTCGCCCAATTATTGAGCCATGGTGCTGATTGTGCCATAATTACTCCTTAAATACGATCATTTATCCATGTATCGTCAATAAAGCTTTGGGCCGTTCCTTCTTGTGCATCAACTGATTTCATACGGGATATAATTTTATCAGTAATCGTATAAACATCAGCTGCAAGAGTTCGTGAATTAGTGATTGCATATGCCAAACGTGCTGCTATACGCGCGGAAAGAGCGTTTACGAAAGAGTAAGAAAAAGTTGTTGGATTGGTAATACGAGCAATATAACGTATAGCAGCGGTCGTTTGGTCACACAAAAATTCTCTACCTTCAATATTAAATTCATACGAACCATCTTCACGGCCAATTATACGGAGACAATCATCAGGAATAACAAAAGAATAATCATAACCAAAAGCTGGAGTAGTGCTTGATTGTGCTAAATCAACCGTTTTAATTGAAAAATTCCACGGATGTTCTTCAAGAAGTTGATCTCTGAGAATTGAATAAACGGAATTACAGCGTCGAGCACGTTCTACATCTTCGGTTAAAGATGTTATTCTATATTCACCAAGATATGACAATGCTAAATTGCATATCGAGACTTCTGAAATTGCTGGCATAATAATCTCCTGTTATTCAGATGTATCTATACCTGGTCTGTATTTTAAGCGAGCACCGTAAATACGTACATCATCATCTGCGCTATCTGGTGTAACTTGTACAATAAGAACTTTATTGGCACCACTAATACTTACATCGTCACCAAGATCAGAACCATCTACCCATGCTCTAGCAGTAGCGTTCATTGAAAGTTCATCTGCAAGCATAAGACCTGTTTCAGAACCATCTTCGTAAATATTAATATCTAATGTATCAGTACCAGATGCAGCCGCACCCTCAGAAAGATCCCAACTTAATATCAAATCACCAGCTGTTCCAGAATCATAAAATGTTTCAGGAAGCATAAGATAAAAAGTAAGTGAATCTGCTGCTTCGGCCATATCTACATAACCTTCTGCAGTACCTATTTCAAGTATACCAGTTAAACCATTTGCTGTAAGTGGTGATGCTATCCCGCATGTTTGAAACATATCAACACGAACCGCACCGCCTCCGGCTGCTGCTTGAACAGCACTAATAGGAATATATACATATTTATAATCTCCCGCTTCGGTGTAAAAATCATCAGTGGCTACATTGAGCGGTACAGTTGTGGTATCTTTACTAAACGTAGTAGCGGCACCAGTAAAATTAATATGTGTAGATTCTCCCAAGTAAGTGCCATCATCCTGTGTCGCTACTCCAGATTCTGCATCAGATTGGCATCCTATAATAAACAGAGGAATCAGTAAAAATAATAAATATCTTTTTTTCATACCTTTCTCCTTTAAAGGTTAGAGAGAGCGCCGGTTAAGACGCCCTCTCGTTGAGTTATAACTAAGCAGCAATATAAAGAACACAAATTTTAATCGTACCAGTCATAGCAGCAGTATTAAGAGTTAATGTGATCTTATCATCATCAGTTGCAGTTCCAATAACATAACCCATACCATCTACCAAGACGCCAGTATTACCGCTAACAGCAGCGGCATTGGTATCAATCGCACTCGCGTAACGAGTTGCGCTATCACCATCGCCGATACTCAATGTGTTACTTGAACCCATATCATCAGTTGAAAGAATAAAACCAATAACAACATCACCATCATTAAGCGGTCTACCCATAAGAACAGTATCTGCGGCAGTTGTTGCAGCGGCTTCGTATGTATCAAAGATACATTGAACGATTCCACCACCGACACCACGCGCGATAATATCTACTGGAGTACCACTATTATGTTTGGTGTAATTCACACCGTACAATTCAGTCATAAATCTACTCCTTTTTTATTTCAGTTAAGCAGCACAATAAAATATTGAAATTTTAATAGTTCCAGTATGGGCGTTATCAGTTAAAGTCAGAAGAATTGTTTCATCCCCTGAATTTGTACCGATTACATACCCCATCCCATCGACAAAAATAGCTTTATTACCACTAACAGCAGATTCGTTATCAATACCATCTGCGTAACGGTTTGGATCATTTGAATCACCGATGTCTATTGCATTATCATTACCGCAATCATCAGAAGAAAGAATGTAAAAAAGAACTACATCCCCTGCGTTGAGATCATGACCGATAGCAACAGTATCTTCGGCAGTTGTAGAAGAAGCCTCATATGTATCAGAAATACATTGAAGAATACCGCCACCTTGTCCGCGGGCTATTATGTCAGCTGGAAATCCGGAGTTGTACTTCGTATAATTCACTCCATATAACTCAGACATTATTTATCACTCCTTTTTATATATTAAAAGTTACGGTTTTTAAAAGAACATTAATTTATGAAGATGAACAACCGATTGAACAAAGTTTTTCTTCTTCTAAACGAGTTGCACCAGCTGAAAGCATAGTCCATACCTGAGTAGAATAGTTTTTATCTGATCGTTCTGTTATGCGTGTTTCAAGTTCTTTAGAAATACCAAGCATCATAGCGGTCTTGGTATATGCAAGGTTAGTCGTGATACTTGAAGCGCGGGTTAATAGATTGGTCATTTTGAATTTAAAACCTAAAAACGTATCTACTTTACCTTCGACAAGAGCTTTAACAGAGTTGTAATCAGCAGATTTTACTTCGGTTACATTCAGTAAATCTTCCATTTCATAACCGGTTGTAATCCAATAGCGTTCTTCATCGGGATCTACATCAGCTACGTCAAACAGTTTCTTTACTTGAAGAATTTTTGCTAATGTTAATGAAGTTCCGCCGTTTGCTATTACATGAGAACCAGAATCATAAGAAGCGAGAGTGGTACTTGTTCCGCCTTCTTTTCCTTCGTAAGCAGTAGCAACTGCAGCAGCGATAATAATACTATCAATCTTACGGCCAGCGCTATATGCAGAAGAAAGACTATACTTAGAAGTAGGATCGAGAAGCATGTTAAGTTCGTCGTTCTTATCCAACAGAACATTACGAACAAAGGTTTGTTTGGTAAGTCTACGTCTTTCATGAGCAGGATCATGAATAGGGGTAGCTTGATGACGATTTAAAATCTGTTCAAAGTCACCTTTCCCTAATTGATCGTAGAATTTATACTCACCGGTGAAATTAGTATCAACCTGAACGGTATCTCTAAGACGAGAACCTTTCTGTTGCACTAACATCATTAAATTATCATTGTATTGACGTATAAAGGCAACATCGACAACAGCCATGAGTTTTCTCCTTGTTTAAGATAATTAATAAAACAGATTAATGTTATACTGCACAGCTTATCTTACAAGGAAAGGGCTGTTACTGCGTCTTTTTGCGGGCACCTGGGATAGTGGTATCCGCTTTTAAATCATTTGTTACAAATTCCCATATTTTCTGCGCTTTGACGAAAGGATCAGAACGGTCTGCGTTAGAACCGTTTGCCATCACCATTTCAACACAGCGCATTTTATATACTAACTGCTGAGCCGGCGTCATTTCTGCACCCCGCCCAGTTTTTTATAAAGTTCAGTAACACGTTCAACGACTTGTTTATGTGTCGGATCAAGTTCATTAAAATATGCACTACCAGGTTTACGCAGTTCATTGATTTCAGCTTGTATTTGTTCTGGTGTTTGTGCAGATGTTGGACCTTTACCTAGCAACTGATCCTCAGAAAACATCTTACCTATTTTAGCGAACATTTTAATAATATCGGGATCGTTCCCGTATTTATCTTTAATCTCATCTGAACCATATTGTGAAAGAACCTTTTTAGCAAGGTCTACTTTTTGCGGATAAGTATCTTGCCATTCAGTACGAAGTGCTAAATCAGCATCAGCATTTTCTTTAGTTTCCTGTTCTTCGCTGAGTTTATAAAGAGCATTGGCGGCATTTACCTCGTTTTTCCACCAACCATCAAACTGTTTTTGTGTGATACCAAGTTCATACGCAAGTTTTTTATACTCAGCTATTTTTTCCGGTGTAAAAATAGATGACAAATTTTCGTCCATTTTTACATCAGCAGGCGTGGTATACTTATCGGAAGTTATAGGCCGGCCAAGTTTAGTATAGAACTCTTTTACTTGGTCGGGGGTTGACGAATCGGTTAACATAACCAGTTTGTCTTTACCAATAAGTTTCTGTGCTTCAAGATGAGAATGAGCCATCTTGTTCATTGCGACTCTGTTATCTACATCGTCGAATTTTGACAATGACGGATCATTCCTGATTGCTTCATCAAAACCTGAACGCCAATTCCCGGCATCTTCGTTTACCGGTGGTGTATACGGTGTTCCATCTTTTAAAAAAAGTTCTTCGGCCATAAGTTCTCCTTTGGTTACGGGCTTAGGTTATCGAATCTGGTATTTCTTCAAGTTTTCTTTGAAGCATATTCATAATATGCAAAAGAACGTCGTGTTTGCCGGATTTATGCGCCATGCAAAGTGCATTGACATCAAAAGTGCTATTAATAAAATAACATCTTTTTTTTAAATCGTCAAGTACTTGCCTGCCATGTTCTGTATCAAATACTTTTCGATAGGCGATTATAACTGCATTTGACTGTTTTTCCAGATCACCAGGTTTACGTGTAATATCAACTGAGGACTTCTGTAACGGTTGTTTTTTATCATCCATTAGGCCACCTGTGCTTGTGCTTGGTTTTTAACTCCTGTTGCCTGATTCTTACTCGCTTCAGCAAGAGTTTTCATTTCCTCCAACTGTGCCGCTTGTTTCTGTGCTTCTGCGCGTGCTTGGCGAATTGTAGATACATCTTTTTCAGAACGTAAAACCGTAGGCGGTACACCTAAGACATCTGCTTCTAATCTAACAGCATCATCCATTTCAATTACGTCTAATACTGACGGATCACGTTCTGATATTACAAGCAGACTTTGCATTAATTGATTAAGTGAACCGACTTCAGCGGCCCGCTGTGCTTTTGCAAGGGGAGAAACATATTCGATTACATAATCGGCTTCTAACAACAACGGCGGGGGCGGGGGAATCACACCTTTACGAAGTAATATATTGAATGTCCGTTCAATAAGCGGATCAAGAAGTTCTGATATAAGACGACCAAGCGTTGGCCCGAGCATTAACATTTTCTCAGCAACTCGTTCTTCTACTTCCGTAGCGGTCATGTTCTTACGGTCAACGAGTGTCATAAATAAATCAGTAAAGAATTGTTTTTTAATTGACTCTCTGCGTCTATCTTCCATTTCAAGACCAATGGGAATATTACCTTTAGTTTCTAATGGTTTCATACGCATATTAGGATCACCGCTAGTAGAGTAATTAATATCGCCTGGCCCGGAAGATAAGGGCATAAGGTACCCGTCATGTGGAACATCCAACGGAGGATCAACTATTTTCTGTGCACTTCTGATAATTGTCTTTGACATTGAGTTTAGCATTTTAATATCGGGGAGTGCGTACATTGCCGGAGAATATCCATAAGTCTCAGTTGATTTTTTAGTGAATCGTGGAACCATAATAGGAAATTCATCGTATCCGCTTTCCTCAACAATGATTTTTTCTTTTATGTTGATGTATGTAGAACTAAACGCTTTATTAGTAGCAAGTTTTTCTTTAGTAATATCACGTACAATACGAGGTTCAATTATATGAAGAAACTCAAATTCTTTCATATACTCCTGATCAGCTATTGCTTTTGTTATTAACTCACCGGCTTTTTCTCCCCATTCACGTATTGCCTGCCACGCTGGCCATTTAAAATACCGATAGGCAGTATCAACTATTTTTTGTGGATTCTCAACGATAAACATTTCAGCAATAAAGCGGGTATAGAATCTAATGTATGTTTTTGGATCTTCTTCAAGCGATAAACATGCCGTACCGAAACAACCAAGGTCAAGATACGTTTCATGGATTTGTTCAGAGAAATTTGAAGAATTAAGAACATCATATATTTTAAGTTCGGAGTTGTAAAGCCATTCCTTAATATCCTGGTCATTCATAAGGTTCTTGTTTTGTGTACGGAGTGTAAACCATTTAGAAGCGGGGTTGGTAAGGTAACCATGAAGTCCGGCCCCAAGGATTATATTTGAATGAATGGCAGTTGAATCATAGATATCAGTAGGTAATTTAGTTCCTGGTGTTTGAATAGAAACTGTATCACGTTTATGCGGCATACAATAATGCGCACAATCATTCCACCATGCATCATAATTAGCACGGCCTGATTTAAGTTTTTTCCAGAATTGTATTTTAGATTCTATGCGAGCTTGTTCATTAAAGTCCAGCATAATTATCCCCCAAGTACTGTTTGTTTGACGTTGGCTTCTTCTTCATCACCAAGTCCTGAGGTTAAAGTTGTTTTTGTCATACCTTTTAATCTACGGCGTGCTTCGTCTTTTGCAGCAGTTTCCGCTTCGAGTTCAGCGGCTTCGGCTTTATCTTCCATATACTTTGCTTGATTACGGGCATCTTCGGCAAGAGACTTTTGCGCTTTCATTTGTTTATTTGCAGATGAAGCAGACGACCATGCGATTGCTCCAGCAGCAAGAATACCGGCTCCAATTATTGCGCCAACAACCATAATTAACCTCCTAAAATAGATTTAGAACCAAGATTAGCTTCATCTTCAAGCCGCTTAGAAAGAATAGTCGGTGTCTTACGCGGTGCACGTTTTTTCTTTTTCTTTTCCGGTTTTGGTTTTGGTGCTGGTTGATATGGTTGTCCTCCGCCGCCTTTGCCCATTATAGCTCCTTTGCAAAAATATTATATGTTACATTATGTCTAAGTTCAAACCATTCATTAGTATAGAAAAATCCGAGTTTTTTTAATGCGAGGTCGGCCCATGCGTTTCGTTCGTCGTGCATGGAATAGATGAATCTTACATGAGGCATACGTTCCTTAAAGTAATCAATTACCAGTTTACCAGAAGCTAATGAAGTAGCAATCGAGTTTTTAAAACGGTAATCTTTAAAAGCGTCAAATGTGTAGAAGGTGTGTCCACTGTAATATTCCCGCATGATGTAAACAACACCGATCTTTTTGCCGTTTCTAAATCCTTTCCAAAACAAAAAGATTTTCGGGAAACATTCTTCTACAAACTCTCGATTACTAAAAGTATAGCGGTATTGTTGAGTTAATGCAAATAAATATTCAAAATCATCACTAGGGATAAGATTTAAATGCAATTTATTATTTGTAAGAATTTCATTATCCGATTGCAGTATCAAGATTTACCTTTCGTTGCATATTTTGGGAAGCAGAAGAAGATTTTCTTACCGGCACCACGGCAATCTGTTCGATATACGCAAACGCATCAATCACGTCGTCGTATAATGACTTCACACCCTGCGGAGTAAACGTAGATAACTCTGTCTTTAATTCCGATAACCACGGCGCAGAATCGGGAAAATAAACTGTCCGTGCACGAAACCTCGGGGCCAGGGCGAACTCAATACGCAGTTCTTTTTTCTTACCGGCGGTT